CCCACATCTCTACCCGCTCTTGCTTGGACATTTTGCTTCCTTGGTCAAGATCTGAATGGCAGGTAAAACAGAGCGCCGCCGTTCTAAAATCACTTGCTTTGAGCCCCCTGCCTTTTCCGTCTCGTAGCTGGTTGGAGTGAGCTGCCACAACTGTGCCGTCCGCTCGGCCACAGTGCTGGCATGGCGATTCTCTGAGTAAATCAAGTAGCTTCCTGTTTCTATAAATCATTTGTTCTTTCTGGCGTGGATGGCGTCGGCAACAAATGGAAGCTCAAGGTCTTCGCAAATCTTTGCACACGCCTCACGCTCATGCTCTGCTACCAATTTGGCAAAGGCTTCAATGACTTCTGTATACGCCCAGTATTCCTCCACTCCAACTAGATGCAAGCCCGCTTTTTGAGCCAGTTCAATGATGTTTTCTTGTGTCATGAATATTGTTTCTTTAGTTTTGATTGTCGAATGTGCTCTTGCTTTAGCACATAGCAATTGTGTTTGCTACCGTCCTCATAATGCAGGTGCCACTTGCCTTTGTTGTCTTTCTTCCAAAGCAGGCCGCCCTGCAAGCAGTTCTTACAAGTTCTCATTTGTACCTCTTGCTCGGATTTCTTTTGCACAAAAATAAGCTGCAATGCCTAGATAAACTGCATCTTCACACACCTTTGCACACGCCTCACGCTCTCTTTCCTCTACTGCATTAGCCACTCGTAGCCAAGCGTTATCAACTACCCAGTTTTCCATGCCACCTTCATGTAGTCCCATGTCGGTCATCATTTGCATTAGTTCTTCGTTGGTCATGCTTGCCCCCTTTCTCGGATACGCTCCGCCAAATCTGCGCCATCAGGCTCGGGTGCGTCTTCACACAAATTTGCACATGCTTCACGCTCGTGTTCCGCGCCCATTTCAAAAGCATTGACGCCAAAGCGGATTGAGTTTTCATCGCAGCCTGTCGACCGCAGCAGGGTTTCAAACTGATCCTTGGTCATTTTGTTTTTTCCAATCTCTCAATTCTTTGTTTTCTTTAAGAAGGCGATCAACCACGCTTAGATTCTCATGGCGTCGTTGCTCAAGTGCTTTTGAAAATCTGGCAACACGAGAGATAAGATTTTGCATATCCATTTCTATGCGATGCAATTCATAGTGGAAATAATCTTCCGTGATTGCAAGAGAGAGCTCCCTGTCTTTGGATTTAGTGAAAGCTTCTGAAAAATCTTCCATACCCATTTTTGCATTTTCTAGCAATTGCTCTGTGGTCATCTTTTCCATGTCATTCCCCCATTCTGATTGCTCGTTCTTTGAGCATGTCTTCTGCCGTGTTAAATGCCTCTTCTGGCGTTGCCCCGCGCATCAGGATGAAGCCGGCATACCAGTCCATGAGTGTGATCTCTTGGATTGAAATTGGATCCTGTAGCGGGCGCAACAGCTCAATGCCCTCAGACTTTTTTGCGCGTGCCATGTTTTTTCTCCTTGATGGCCAAGGCCATGATCTTGATCTGCAGGTCTTCCCCAATCTGGCTGCCGTTGATGACAATGCCGTTGACAACCTTGTTGGTGGCAACGATGCCAGCCGCGTCGGCCACAGCCTTGTTGTAGCCGCTTGTATAGGCGTCATTGCCGTCAATGATCATGGTGATGGCATCACGCACCAAAGCCGATGCTTTGCGCTCTCCTGCGGCCTTCTTGAGCTTGGCGTAGATAGGCTCGGGCAGGTGAACCGAGTAAGGGATTAAGCGTTTTTCCATGTTTTGTAGTCCTCGTTGATCTGTATAAATTTTTGTACGGATTCTGGTTTGTTCTTGAGCTCAGATCTCGATTGAATGTGGAGCTCGGAGCGCAGCCATTCGGTTGCCTCCTGCTCATTGGCTTCAAAGATCTCGCCACGATCTTGAAGGTACTTGTGGAACTCCGGTTCGCGGCAGATGATGCCGGCCAAGCGCACAGCCTCAGCGCCGCCAAACTCAGACTCCCTATTCATGGGCTGCTCTTCGCCATTGAGCCGAACCATCACCACCTGATACCGCGCGCCCACCCAATCTCGCAAAATTTCTTCGGGCACGTCCGATGGGTGGATAGACAGGGTAAGTACATACCCCGTCTTGTCCTGCTTCATGGCGACCTTGCAGCCTTCAAACTGTGAAGTCTTCATACTTTAGTTCAAAATGGGATGTCTTCTGAATCGTCTGGCAAGCTGCGTTGCTGTTGAGCAGGCTTGGAAACGTTTCCATCTGTCTTGGGTTTGTAGTTGTTCCAAGACAGGCGCGTCCATGTGCCGTACTGGCCATCCATGTTCCAGCCTGAGAGTTTGATGACGATCTCGTCGTCTGTGTGCTCCATCATCAGTTCTTTGAGGGCTGAGCGTTGCATGACGATCTCGCCGACCAAGTCGGGCTTCTTGGGGTTGTCTTTGTAGCGGTTGGCTGACAGCTTGCCGCTGTTGGGGTATTTGTTTCCTGACATTACTTGGCTCCGTATTTGTCTTTGGCTGTTTTGAATTCGGCCATGAGCAGCTCATAGTCCTCGGGCGCTTCGACTTTGAGTTTGTCAAAGATGTTGCGGTTGACCTTGAAGATGTTCATGACGTCTTCTTTGGACTGTGTTGCGCCAAGCGCAAGGCGGGCTGCTTCCATGACGATGCCGATCCATGCCTGCAGGTCACCAGTTGAATCGACCGACACAGCGATGTTCCAAGGTCCTTCGCGGCCTTCAATCTTGGTGGGCACCTTGCCTGTTGCCGGCGCCTCAGTCTTTGGCAACGTTGCCACGGGCTTGGACTTGGGCTTTTCCTCTTGGGGCAGGGCGTCAATGGCATCAGCTTCCACGATTTCCATGGCCAACAGCCACAGGTAGCGGCGGATGTAGGTGTGGGTGCTACCAAGGTTCTGGATGGCCTGAGCCTTGTTGTTTTCGGCCATGACGACTGGGGTGACAAACTGGACTGATGTCCCGTCTTCGGTGTCGTAGATTGTCAACGTTGCCAGCTCCGAGCCAAAGCTGACCACGCCGCACAGGCCGGCTGCGTCAAACAGCTTGTGGACTGCGGGGATGAAGTCGCCCAGCTCGTAGTAGCCCCAGCCATGGAACGAGTTCTTGCCGGTTTTCTTGATGCCGGATTCAACCAGCGCAAGCCTTGCGGCCTGAAGTTTTCTGAATACTGTCATATCTGTCCTTAGGAAATGCGGAGCACTTCAACAAAAGCATGGTCTTTGCTGACCGATGCGGTGTGGGCGTTTGTGCCATGATTTTTTATAAACCAAGTGCTGATTCCGCCGCGAACGCGCTCGGCGCCGTAATCAAGGACTGGCACCTGAACAACATCCCCGATGGACATTGATTTCAAATTGGCTTCAACATGGTTGGCAATTGTTCCTTTGGGAAACAAAAAACCACTGCGGGTTTTTTTCTCTACCACCTGAAGTTCACCATGCACATTGCCGTCTGGGTCTTTGACCGCATAGATGCAGCCGGTTGCGTCCAAGATTTTCAATGCTTGTTTGATTGCCTTCTCTTTAATCATTTCCATGGTGCTCTCCTTAAACTTTGCGTCCGGGTTTGGATTTGGGTGTGCCGTCTTTTTTCAGGCCGTATGGCGCCGCAACTTTGCGGGGTTTGAGAACGGGCTTGGCAACGTTTACAGTGTAGGAAACAGGTTCGCCTTCTGCTTTTACAGTGGCCGCGCCAAAGTATTCTTTCCAAGCCTGAACTTCAGTAGGCTTATTGGCCTCTACTTCGCAGGCGTCAAAATAGCTCATCAAAGATTTGTGTTTCTGCTCCACGGCTTCACGGATGTAATCCAGCTCACCTTTTGATACGTCCAATACGATGCGTTTCATGCTGCCTCTCCTAAGTCAAGTTCCATGTTTGCGGGTTTGTATTGCTCCACGCTCAAGCCTTTGGTCAAGAGGTCAACCAAGTCTTGTTGGCTGGCCACGTGAGCCTTGATGGTGGTGTTGGCCACATGCGCAATGGCCTGTGAGCGGGTGGTCGCTTTGACCAAGCGGATGCCTTGCGGTCCGCCGACAACGTAAATGCGTGATGCCATGTTTACTCCTGTGGGTTTTCTGCCAAGTAGCGTTTGTATTGGCTGCAAAATCCCGCTACCTGACAATAGGATTTGCAACGGGTACGTTCACCGTGGCGGACCTCGATGACGTAGTCTTTCGGTGGAAGATTTGCTTTCGCATCTTCTTCTGATGTGTGCACACTCTTTGCGCGCACACCGCCAACTTTCTTGACGGCGTACATGGTTGGTTTTTCCCAGCATTCATCTTCTGTGCATTCGGGCAGCTCGCCGCCAACATCAGACTCAAAGTAGCCTTCTGCATGGACGTTGATACGCTGCTCAACAAACTCCAACTGTTTCTCGGGCGTCCACAGCGGAATGTCGATCACCACAATGGGAGCCTGCGGGTAATCGGGCTTGATGCTGGCTTCGCGGGCAGACCAGTCACGGATGATGGCAACGATTTGCAGGCCTTTGACGGGCTTTTGTTTGGCGCTTTGTACCAACCATGCGTACAGGTTCAATTGCTCATGCCAAGCCTGCTTCTCGTTGCGCACAGACCATGCGCCGGTGACTTTGTAGTCCTTGATGATGATGCCGTCTTCATAGACTTCTTGCAGGTCAATTGCGCCGGAGATATGCCAGCCGTCAAAGACTACGTGCATGCGCTCTTCAACGATGTGATTACTGCCTTTGCCGTGCTCCAAGATGCCGTGGACGGCAGAACCAAACAGTGACCAAACCATCTCACTGGCATCGACTTCAATGTCATCCCAATGCTTGCGCTTGAGGTTAACCACGCGAGGGCTGTCAATCATTTCAGTGATAGACAGATTAGCCTTACCTTTGCTGTAGGTGGGTCGCTTGATGACGTTGACAAACGTATCAGGCAAGTTGTGTTTGTTGGTTAGTTGCATTAAATCACCTCTGCGTGTTTTAGTTTTCCAGTATTTCCATCAAACACAAGTTTGATGTTGGGCGGAGCAACATCTGTTGCAACAGCAATATGAGGGCAACAAGTTGGTCCAAGCGCATGTTCGACTGCACGTACCCTGTATTCATTGTCTGGTTTATGAAGCCTTACGGAAATTGCATTCCCCTCTAGTGTGATTCCATGTTGCAAATTTTCAATGTCACCCTGAGTCAAAACAAGTGTGTCGTTTGCATGTGCGCTTCTAATCATTTTCATTCTGCTCTCCAAGGTGTACGCCCTGCGGCGTGTTGCTCAAGTTCGGTTATTCGGTTGCGAAGCAATTGCATTTCAATGCTGAGGGCTTCAATCTGCTGTTGCAAATCATTGGCTCTGTTGCGCTCGTATTCAATGCAGGTGTGGTGATCGTCTGGGGCTATTGCGCCGCAGTCAGGGCATTTGTTCATTTGCGTGCCTCCAGCATTGCGTCTGCCATCTCATAAGCAAACTTAGCCGTGTTTTTTATCTTAAGACATTCAAAGAGAATTCCTTGCATTGCTTTGGCAGCAAAGTAATCACGCAAGGTCATGCCAGTAATATGCATACCAAGCGTTTGTGTTCCATGTTGATGTAATGGGAATGCAGGTCCACCTGTTTCTTTACTCATCTTCACCTCCCAAAACAACAGTGTTCTTGTAAACGGTCATAACCATTTCAAGAGTCTCGTGCAAACTGGTTTCGGTCATTGAGCAAAATGACGAGTAGGCAATGCACAGTGCCGCTCGAATTAGGTCTGCTTCTTCTTCTGTTACGCCGGGCTTGTCGCCCATGGATTTCTGTACGTGATCAATGATCTTAG